TCTTGCTTTAACTAAAGGATTCATTTGAGACTTAGGCTTAGTCCTACTTGCATCCTTGGCTGCATCAGCAGCTTTTACAGCAGTTTTTAGAGCTTTAGTTAGTAGACCCATTCTGTAGTACCTCTTCCCGTAATAAAAGTAATCTGCGTAATGTATGTATTGCACCTTGCGCTCTATAGACTATAACACTTTCGTCTGTTTGTTCCATAGACCGTTGTTGTTGTTTAATTAAATCCTCAACATAGTTATTGAATTGGTCCCATTCCTGCTGGTTGACCACCAGCGGCTTGAGGTTGTTGAGTAGGTTGTTGTTCATTTCCTGTAAATCCTTGTTGTCCCGGTGCAGGTACTCCACCTGTACCTATCGTCGCTCCACCTACGCCAGATGCGTCTACTGGTGGTTGTCCACCTTGCGGTGGTTGTGGCTGTTCCTGTTGAAAGCCCTTCATCATTTCTGCTTGCAGTGCAGCTTCATTCATATTGTTTGTTACCTTGTCTGGATCAAGATCAAGAGACTTTGCAATCTCACGAATAATATAATCAAACTTAGTAAAGGGTGCTAGTGACGGTGCGGCTGCAATCTGCATAAACTGTGTAAGGCGTTGACTGCGTACCTCATTAGCCATAAGACTTTCAGTACCACGTGCTTTAACTTCCAAGTCACCCTTAATGTCAGGGTCAAAGTCAAACTGCATGTTAAACCTAAACAAACCCTCACCCAGTGGACGCAGTAAGTAGTCATCAATGTTCTTAACTACGGACTTAATACTTCCCTGTGCTGCACCCATAAGCATACTAATGCCTGATGCAGTTCTACCTACGCCTGATACACCTGTTTGCCCATGAGCAAAGCTAGGAAAACCTGTACTTTCATCTGCAAGTACACGTGCCTTATCAAACAGTTGCAGGTTTTCACCTGATACATTAGGAAACTTAGTACCAAAGATAGCCTGTCCCGGTGCGCCACCTTGACGCCTAAAGACCTTGCCGGGATACAATGACAAGTCCTGACCGGGAACTAGGTTTGTTTCATCAATCTCTATAAGTAAATTACCCGACAGTACAGCATTATCTACAGCCATACGCATAAAACCATTCATTAGTGTTTGAGTATCGTCCATGTTTTCAGCGATACCTACACCAAAGAAGCTATAGGGATTGAGTTCATACGGGGCAGCATGATACGGTATACGGGCAGGTTTAAATGGATTAATTACCATACGTAGTAGTTTACCATTACACACCCAAACATTAGCCTGTAGTTCATCTACATCACTAAGTTCAGAGGGAATGTCTACACCCTGTTCTTCTAAAAAATCTACATCAACCATGCCCCAATACTCTAGTACCTCATAGCGTTCTACGCCATGTTCAGGTGCATAGTCTGATAGATCATCTTCCCAAAATTCTTTATAGTAATTTTCACCAAGTTGTATTGCCTCATCAATTACATTATCTCTAAAGAAAGGTCGTTTCTTGAGTTGACGTAACTGTGTACGTGACATTTTATGACGTTCAATTACATACTGTGCCTCATCCATATTGTTTGCATCTGGATCAGGATAAAAGTTCCACACAGATACATGAGATACCTGTGGTACTGTTTTAATAGTAGGGCTATACTCACCCTCTTCATTCCAATGAGGGTACTCTTTGTCAACAGCAAATGGACCCTTCATAACACCAGTACCAAACAATGCCATTTCAAATGCAGTATTACGTAGATGTTTACTTGCATTAGATTCTTCTAGCTGATCCTGTATTTTCTTTTGCATTTTCTTGGCTGCTACCATAGCTGGGCTAAATGTAACAGCGGTAGGTGTCATACCTGTGCCATTCTTTAAACCGTCTATGCCACGTAGTTTATCTGTAAAAGAACCAAGCATTTCGCCTAGTGTTTTACTTGTAGCACCTTTGGCTAGTTCTTTACCATCACCTTTAAATCCATATGGAGTTACAGGATCACTTTCTTCTGACTCTTTAATTTGCTCTGGTTCTTTAGGATCAAAGTGTACATCTGCTACAACACCCTCTGGTAATTCTGTAGGGTCTACTGTTAAAGGAAACTTATTGTTAGCAAACATAATAGATTCAAGCTGTTGATATGCAGCTAGTGTTTTAGTTTTAGTAACCTTAATAAAAACTCTTGACTTTTCAGCTTCAGTAAATTGTACATCAGGGCCGTATATACCACGGTAGTTTCTGTATGCAGCTAACCAGCGTTGTTCATCTTGATTACGATAATCTTCTGCACGTTTAAAGCGTCCCTCAATATAAGGAATAATGTTATTGGTTTGATAATCGTCTATAGAAGACTGCTCACTATCCTCTAGTACTATTGATTCGTCTTCAATGAATGTATTATCTTCTTCCATTTATATTTCCTTAATATCCAAAAGTTGAGTCTGCCATTGGCATACTGTTCTGAGGTGTGCCTCTACTGTCATAATCAAATATACTAAAACGTGGACGAGACATTATACCATAACGTAATGCATCATACAAGTGATCTTCAGCGTGGGTATCTACATCTTCTGGATTCTTTTTATCCAGTGGTATAGCAGGTAGTTGTGCTATAGTTTCTGTACAGGTATTAAAAAACACCATACGTGGTTCTTCTGTAAACTCGTCTACCTGTAAACGCCTGTGTATTTCGTTCTTACCAGCTACACGTGAGCCTTTACTTCTATCTGAAGGACGCCAGCGACAGCCCCTCATAATCATTTGTTCTGCTAGGCTAGGGCCAGTGTCACCACGTTTATGCCATAATGATGAGTCAAGTACGCCATATCGTATATTACCATCACCAGCTTCTGCCTCAAGTACCATGTCTGCTAAGTCTACGGCAAGAACTTTAGATACATACAACTCTCTGTACACTACCAACTTCTCGTCAGGACTAACTGCAAACCATAAAACTCCTGTGTAACTTCCGTAACCGTAATCACAAGCTCTAAACTTAACCCAGTTATTAGGAATTTCAAAAGGCTCAATGACATGATCGTGTCTGTTAAACTCAGTGAAGGCTGCACCTTCTTTAATGTCCCAATCACCGTCTAGTAATTGCCTACGTTGTTGCTCTGGTAGTGACAAAAGCATTGCTTCATAGTCACCCTGTTGCGACAGGTAAGGATTATCTTTTAGTCTTGCAGGAATAAACCTGCGTTTAAATAATGGTTTACCTGCTTTAGCATGTCCTGCAGGATACTTTAATGGCTCACCTGTTTCAATGTCTGTAGCTATAAATGACTTACCTGCAGGTGAGGGGTCTATAAACATTTTCTTAACCCAGTGATGGCCTCTGCCGCCGGGATTTGTAGTTGCCCTCATACAAAGAGGTAACTCAGGGTCTGCTGATCTTAAACGTGACCTCATATAATTCCAAGCAAAAGGTGTAGCCCATTGGGTAAGTTCATCAAAACCGATCCAACTAAATGCCAATCCTTGATACTTAGTAACATCCTGATCCTTATCTAAATAACTCATCCACAGAGTAGCCCCTGATGGTGCAGTCCATTGCATCTTACGTTCTGACCATTTAATACCGGGCCAAATCTTAGGGTACATTTCCTGCGACTTACTAATAAGTTCTCTTAGTTCTTCTGTTGTGTGACGTAGTAGTAGGCCACTAAAGCTGGAATTACCCATGTACCTAAGAGGATCAGCAAGCATAGCGTAAGACTTCCCACCACCAGCACTGCCTCCGTACAGGACTTCTCTTTCACCTGCGGCAAGAAAGTTAGTCTGCGGTCCCTCATTCGGTTTAAAGATAACATTATGGGTTTCCTCAACCTCCTTGATATAGTCATGCTCAATTATATTAGGCTGGGGTAGCTCTTTCTTCGTTGTCTTTTTTGCTGTCAAGCCTTTTCTTTTCGATGGCTTCCGCTTTGGCGATTGCCGTTTTCGCATATTCAGCCCATCTGCGTAGGCTTGTAGCTTGTTGTTTTCTGCTTCGCTCATTCTTTACCCGTTTCATTAACCCTACATGGGAGATACTTCTACCTGTATGTGCGCTTAACCAATTAGCAACTTCTCTATACGAGTATTGCTTTAAATACTTTTTAGCAAGTACTAACTTATTAAGTTCATCGGGTATAGGTTTTAGTATCCTATCATCTTCAGGATCAACTATATACCCAAAAGGTATTGTACGTGAAATTCGGGGAATGTCAACCCATTCATTATCAACTTTTACATCAGTGGGCTGTGGTAATTTCCATTTGCCTAGTAGCCTAGTCATCATCTTCTTCTATGTTCTTAGCTGGCATTAACATAACGCCACCCTTTGCTTCTACTTGCATCTTTTCTGTTTTAACCAATCCAGTGCGATCCAGTAGTTCCTTTGCAGAAGCAACTTTATCTTTAATGCCCAATTCCGTGGGGTCATATAAACCACCGACAATAGCCATTGCAGCCTTTGGTGCATTCCTTGCCATATACATTTGAGTTGCTTCAAGTACTTCTTCCTTTATGCCTCTGATTAAATCACTAGTGCTATAGGTATCTGAATACCCCGCTAGTTTCTTAGCAAGTACTACATCACCACCTGCACCATCAAACAATACATTAAGAAATGCTTGTTGTTTTTCTGTAAGTGTACGTGCCATTAATAAAACATCCCACCTTTACGATAATCTTTTACGCCTGTTTTAATTAGACCACCTTTGTTTTTATTACGTTTTGTAATAGGTTCATCGCTACCTTTACCGGGCATATCTGCAGCACTTTTATTTATTTCACGTTCAGCTTTGTCTGCCTTTGCTTTTATTGTTTTATTATCACTATTAGTAGAGCGACCAGAGCTATATCCTTTATCAGACATAGTTTGCTGCACTTCTCTTTCTAAAACTTTTTCATCGTTTTTTCGTAAGATAGGCTGAAAAGGTTTTATAGTTTTCATATATTCTTTTCTTAAAGCCGTCCTTCGTTTTTCTTTTTCAGAAGGAAGTAAATCAGTTTTGTTAAGATTGTTCATTCTTCTTTTAAACAATGCCATAGCTTGTTTTACTTGTGAACGTGCTTGTTTAACTTCACGATTATCTGGTCTTGTGTTTGCTTCAGTCTTAGGCATTATTTTAGTTCCTTATATTTGGGTAAACAATAAGCTATAGCTCTATCTTCTGGTGCTATGCCATGTGTACTATATCGTTTAGTTATTTGATTTGCATAATAGTTGCAGTGTTCAATCGTATTAAATACCATTGTGTCCTCTATACGTTCTCTATCTATGCCAAGATAAACTATTAGTACAAAGGTATACACCTTTACATCATTTCAAAATGAGGGGCATCAATAAATGGTCTACGGCCTTGTGATCTACGTAGGTCTACATAGCTATTCATGGCATCTTCCATAGAACCGTCCCACTCAGCAATGTTACCTACACTCCAAGCTGCGCCCCACTTAATAGGAACACCATGAATACGTGCAGCATCAGCCATAGCGTCAGCTAAATCATCATACATATTCAAAGCCCATGTAATGTTAGGGCCAACATAGGCCACCAGATCAACTGCACGGCCCTCTAGGTGTTTACTTTTCATGGTTTGTGAGGCACCCTTAGCTACCAAGGCTTCCTGCTCGGCTAGGGTACGCATACCGCAAGTTACACCAAAGTCAACTTTAGTCATGTCAATAGCTGTATTAACTACAGTTATTAAATCTGGATTGACACCTTCAAGCCGACCAATGCTACGTGACGATAATTTAAATCCCATTTTGTTTCTCCGCTATGAGCTTTGCTTGCTCTCGTATTTCTTGTTGTTGTTTTTCTAATGCAATAAACTGCTTGTCAATTCCACTTAACTGTGGAATTTTTATCACATTAGTATTACTTTTTTCCAAAGAACTTACTCACTGAACGCATTCCTATAGAGGCACTAACGATTCCACCTAATGCAATCTGATACCACTGAGGCATAGCTTCTAAAGAAGTAAAACCTTGCGCTACTATTTGATTACCCCAATCGCCACAAAAGGCTAGTATCAGTGGGATTGAGAATAGTAAAGTAATCCACTCATCTTTCCATGAGTTTTCTGTAGCCTTTATAGCTTCAATGTCCCAATCAATCTCACCTGTAAGCTGTTTCTTTTTTATTTCAGCTTCAGTTAGTTTTATCTGTGTCTTACCATCTATGATGCTGGTAGCTAAACCTGTAAGACTTCCTATTAGTTGACCAATCATTTTTTATACTTCTCCGTATATGCTTCTTCAAAGCCTTCCTCATGAACATAGTTCTCATGATTGCCCCAAAGTCTTTTAAGATACGAGTCGTATACATCTAAGTAGTCTTGTTCACTATATTCATCAGGGGCTAACCGCCCTTTTACAATCCAAAGGAACCTATTTGCTTCTTTATGTATAAAACTATTTATGCTTCTCATTGCCAAGCCATACCGCAAAACAACCTGTAAGTGCGCCCATACAAATAGATACTAATCCTGATTGTTGTATAGAGGGATCAGGCAATGTCATAAACCAATGTACTGCTTGGTATGTAAGTACAGTAACTGCAAGCATCATAATACGTGGCATGATTTGCCATTTAAGTACTCGCTCCATAATAATTTCTGGCATACTTAACTCCTGTAAGGTTTTACTTTTTTTGCAACCTTTTTAGGTTGAGCCACAAACTGCTTACCCTTAGCCGTGCCTTTTCGTTTGGCACGTGTTGAAGCAGCATACTCAGAATCACTAAGAGACTTAATAGCTTTAGCAGGTAGGTATCTTTCACCAGTAGCTTTAGCCCCCTGTGTAGAGGGCTTGCCACTTTTGGTTCTCCAATCCTGCTTAGTCCACCTGTCAAGACTCTGTTGGCTTTTACTCTTTGCCATTATGCAATTTTTACTAGCTTATAACCTTTTACTTTAGCTGCAGAACGAATGTCTTTAAGTGCCATTGCGCCACCTTTAGCTGCACCCTTCTTAGCCATCCCACCTTTAGCATAGCCTTTTTTAGCCATACCACCTTTTTTCATTTTACCTTTACCGTCCATTGCAAAGGCAGGAACCATCTTACCAGTTTTAGGGTCTTTCTTCATGGGCATACCGCCACGAGCCATACTTTTCTTTTTCATACCGCCACGAGCCATACTTTTCTTTTTCATACCACCACGTGCGTAACCTTTTTTCTTCATAGCCATAGTATTAGTCCTCTCTATATAAATTATTAAATACCCTGTCGGTATCCCAAACATATTCTACATCTTCTTTAGAATTAAATATATGTTGATTAGGTTTAAAATCTGGCGCACCTTCACCTACTTCAAACCACGCTGGATGAGTTACTCTCACTCTATTATTGGGTAACGCAACCATGTTACCTGTATACTCTCCCGCATCTAACAACTCTAATACATGAGACTGTTTATGCTGTGCAGGGTCATCGGCTACTTCACTGTCTGTATAGTCTACTGTGAAGTAATACTTTGCAGGGTAAAACTCCCCATCAACTTTTGCAATCCAAGGTGCAGGACTTGCACGTTCTAATTTATATACTGAGTGCCAATGAGACATACAGTCCCAAGGTTGTGCTAAATACGGTGGTAATTCAGTAGGCCATTCCTCATAAGGAGTATCGGCTACTAGTGCAGTTAAGGGCATTCTAGCCCACATTGCACCACCATGTACATTAGGTTCATCACTGTCATCAGACTCAAAACCAGTAAAGATTACCTGAAAACTCAGTGTTCTATTGGGCATTGTAGTAACTGCAACTACCATACAATGTAAAAACTCACCATGATAGTCTTGCATATTCTTTGTATATTCACGTCTGACCCACGCCTTGAAGTGTGGGATATTACTTTGAAGATAGGGCATTCTCTTTTCTTAACCTCTCTTTTGCTTTCTTAGCAACTGCAACAACAGCCTTCTTGCCCATAACTTTAGCACGTTGTTCCATGACTGTCAAGATTTGAATTTTTCTTGCAAAAGATTTCCCTGATCTTCTTACTCTTCTAACTGTAGCTTCTGCTTCCTTTACTGTACCAAACTTAATCGGTACAGTATCTTTAGGATTTTCATCTGTGTAGAGCCTACGACCAGACCCTTTAGGTTTTTTACCTGTTCCTGTTTTTGGGTCTTTTTGTTTTGCCATTACCTGCTATGCCCTTTAAAGTTTTAGCTTGACCAGCATGTAATTTAGATGCTTTATTTAAGCCTTTGATAACTTTTTTAACTTTAGATTTATTTTGTTTTGTTAGTGCCATTACGACTTATAACCTCCACCTGCTTTTTTATACCGTGCAGCAACAAGCTGTGCTTTACGAGCCGACCACTGACCGGGCCTTCCACCTTTGCTGCCAGCTTTAACGGAGTTAAAAATACGCTTACGCATACTAGGCTTAGTATAATTACCTGCCGCATTAACGGTAGACTTTTTGCCTGATTTCGCCACGTGTTACTCCTATATCTTTAAGAGCTTTATCTGACATATGTTGTAACTGCCAGTATGCTACTCTACGTTCTTGTGCTTGTTGTATTGTTTTAATAAATTTCTTGAACATGGTATGTCTCCTTATGTTTAACCATAAGACAGTTATACCATGTTCAAGTTTAAATAACTACAGCTATTAATGCATTCCCGCTATGCAAGATCAACACAACGGAAAGGGTTGAATTATGATAAGACCACTTTTATTGTTACATCATCGCTGGTAGCTGCTAATATATTCATAATAACAGCATCGCCAACTGCGTCAGGTATTGCTAAAGTATAATTACCTGCCTCTAGTTCTAAATCATTAGCACCGCAGTTAGCCTCTGCAGGACCAAAGTTAATTAAGAACTCTTGATCAGCGTGAAGATGTACAACTTTAAAACCAGTACAAGTGAAGTGTGTAGTATTGCCAGCAGTATTATCTACTGTTTGCTTTGTCTGAACACTCCACTGTAAGGTGTTGGGTTGAAAAGTACCTACAGAAGTAGACATTAATTAATCCCCCCTTAATGTACTGAGTATTCTAGTTCAACAGTAAACCTACCTGCAGATGCATCGCCATTAAGAGTAGTGGTTGCAAACACGTACAAGTTTGTATTTGCAATAGGTGCTTGTACTAGTGGATCAAAAACGTGATACCCTGCTGCATCTAAATCAATATCAATTTCAGTTACTGAGTCAGTAGCAGAAATACGTGGATTAAATGATGCAACTCCTGCACCTACAATTTCTGTACCTGAAGATACAACAGCAGCATTAGTAGCAATGCCAGATGTAGGATTAAGTGCTAGACCACCTACAAGTGTTGGTCCTGCGACAGTAGTAATAAATACTAATGCACGATGAATAAAGAATTTAGTAGGGGTTACAATGCCTGATGGAGTATTAGTATCTAATGTACCTAACTCTACAAGACAGTCTCCATCTGCATAAGCAGAAGCAGTATCTGTAGCTGCAAGTGATCCTACAAAGGTTTGGATTTTACGTGTACCAAAAGAGTGTAGCAGACCTGTGCCTGTTATTCCTGTACCAAAGGTTACGTTATCTTCGTAAGCCTCAATACCTTTTGTAAATGTTGTAGTTGCCATGATATATAAATCCTTTTAGTTGGCTATAGCTTTGCTATTTTAGTAGCTCTGCTACCTTGTATTGTGGTTAGCCCACTATTATTTCTTTATTGGTTTTAGCCCAGCTTTTTTTAAGGCTTGAGCTTTAGTTTGTTTGTAGATAGCCTTGAACTGACTATCTGATAAACGTTTTGCATCTGATTTAATTTTATTGGACATTACTTCTTTTTCTTTTTAGCCATGCCACCTTTATTAAAGGGAGACTTAGGCGTATATCCTTTAAATGGTTTTTTATCGGCTTTACCTTGAGCCATTTTACGACCGCCTTTATCTACTTCAGCAGCATTAGCAGCATCAATACGTTTTACAATAGTATCACGCTCTGCTTTAGTAATTTTACCTGCACGAAAATCAATACCCGCTTGTGCTTTAGCTTTAGCACGTTGTGCATCCGTAAAGGAACGGTATTTACTCATGCTTAATGGTTTTGCTCCCGGCTTTGTATTCTTTGCCGTAATACGACCAGTAGCTTTCTTAGCTTGATCTTTCTTTTCAGCTTCAGATACAGAGGCTTTACCTTTTTTTGAAGAACTTCCCGGCTTTTTACCCTCAACTACTTCAGAAATAGGGCCAGAACCTACATATTTTTTATTAGGAGATTCTTTAGCTTTTGCTTTCTTTTTACCTGCTGCTAATGTTATTCCTATTACACCTTTAGGTTTAGCCTTTGCTTTAGCTTTTGGTTTAGCTTTATCTGCAGCAGCAGCTTTTGCAGCCTTCGCTGCTTTTGCGGCCTTTGCAGCCTTTGCAGCAGCTTTAGCAGCCTTAGTTAAAATTCCCATTGGTTTATATTCCTTACCATTTAGCCTTGTTAGCCCAATAAGCTGCGCTCATCTTGCCCTTAGCTATGTTTTTTCCATGACGAGCTTTAAAACTTGCCCGTTTCTTTTTCATTTTATCTGATTCACCAGCTTTTGGTTTACCTGCGGTCTTCGCTCCCTGTTCACCAAACCTGATGAGCTTGATTTTACTACCTTCTTTCGCAAGTACGGCATGACTTTTCTTCGGGTGATCAGGGGTACGCTTCGGCTTGTTATAACCTGCAAAGGTTTCACCTCTATATTCTACAGACATTACGCTTCCTTGGATTTTACGTAGTTAGGATCACTGTATGACCTTTCAGTCCAGCCTTCCAGCCTCATTGCTTCTTCTACGTGCTTTAAAGTAAAGGATTTACCGTAGTGAGCATCTACTGCAGCCTTTACATAGAAGACATCACTATGTGGTATGTGCAGTTTATCTAAATTACCGTCAAGAAGGTGGTTATAAAACTCTTCAAGTACATTGTCTGTATATAGTTTTACAGATTTCTTAGCCATTGTCAAGAACTTTCTACATATTATTACTATTTATGTACATATAAGTAGTAGGATTTGTGTTTCCTTACTTAAAGTGTCTACATTTACGTGTTTAATAGATTAGAATTATTTTTTATCTATCAATGAATCACTGTAAGTGAGTGTCTACTGTCTACTATGATAGTTTTACACATTTGGTTAAACATGTCAACCCCTAATCGTACAAGTAGTAGGATTTTAGTTCAGCATTAGTGCATTATGTGACAAATATATCACAGTAAGTGTAGCTATGCGGTGTGAATATGGGTGTATATAGCTTGTGGTTAACAGTTGAAAAACCTGATCTGTGTATTAGTACATGCATATATACGCTGGGTACGGGGGTGGCCCTTGCCCCTCACGTGTCACCGTGCCTGCACCCTTGCATAATGCTTGACCAGCCGTTGCGGTGAGGGCAGATGAGGTGATCATCACACCAAACACTCTAAAGAGTGAATGATTTCAACAGCTTCCTTGTCTACGACAAGTGTTATCAAATCAGTTGCCACTACTTGTAGTGAATTGACACCAAGGGTTTTCACATCGAAGATGTGTAGTAGAGCCGATGCTTAAAAATACCCTACCCCACCAATGGTATTGGTCAGTCATGTGATCCTACAAGCCATGCATAGCTCTGCCAATGGTCAAACGGTCCAATGTTGGACACTTTTTAGATGTTCCATCTATGTACAAACTGTGACAATTCAGCAACACTTCTCATGAGTTTCACGTACGAACTTCAGAATACCTTCAGTATTCTTGCAGTCAATGCGAAACGACCTGCGCCGAGGATCATCATGCGACCTTTTGATCTTCGATCAATCACCAAAACCAACCCACTTGACAAACCCTTTTTTCTATTCTACTTAGTTTTTAAAGAGAATTATATCTCGTTCTTTACGAGAGATATAAGTTCTCTCATAAAAACAGAATAGATAAAAGGAAAGAAACCATGGCAACTCCAAACCAAAACCAAACTACCTCAATCGGTGACGATATTGCAGAGGGCAAAGCCCTTGGTAAAATGTGGCGGCAGATCAACGATCTGAAACAGACTGTAAAAGCCAACGGCTTTGATACTCGGTTGGGTAAACTTCTACAGAAGTTGAAAGCCTCTAGCCCTGTTGACTCTGGTCAAATCAGCCGTCAAACCTTGGTCACTCATGGGATCAATGGTATTGATAAGCGGCGTCGTTCTGAGGCTCTTTGGTTTGCCGACAACGAAGTTGAGTGCCGTGAGTTCATTGCCAAAGGCAAGTTCAAAGGTTCTAGTCTCACAGCTTTAAAAGCTGCAATGCGTAAAGCTGCCAATCCAGACAGCGAAGCTGATACTACAGCTAAAGCTGAACCAGCAGAACAACCCACTGCTAAAGCAGAACCGTCCAATGTTGGACCAAATCCTAACCTAAAGGTTACTCCGCAGCTTGTCGTAGACAAAATGATGGACATTGTGAAAGGCAATGGCCTTGATCTTGAAGAGATCATTGAGATGCTCATGGTAGAGCAAGAGCGTCTTGAAGCAGAGCTTGATGCAGATGATCCTGTAGATACAGCAAATACACACATTGCTGCTTTAGCAGTAAAATCTGTTGGCATCCCATTCTAATCACTAACTAGTGGTTATAACAAGTAATAGGTAGTAAGTTCTTACGAACTACCTATTGCTTTTATATAACACACTATCAAACCGAAACGGTCCAATGTTGGACACTTTTAGAAGGAACTTCTATATGGATAACTTCAGCGATATGTACAAAGATGCCCAAGGTGTTCGTCCTTGTGAATGGACAATGGAAAGCTATAGCTCTATGGATAAAGCTGAACGTCTTGATTGGAAAGTTGCTCTTCAACAAGACATTGATGCACAGCTTCAGGCTGATAGTGATGCCCATGATGAGGCATTGATTGCCTGTATAAAAGCAGGTGCTGCTGATGTAGCTACAGCAGAGCGTTGGCTTCGCCAAGCGGAGCGTAACTGAAACGGTCCAATGTTGGACACTTTTAAAAGGAACTTTTAATATGAAACAATCTGTCTTAAATATTCTTTATACCATTGGTAATGGTATTATGGTTGCCCTAAATGCTGCCGTTGTTCTGGCTATACTGTTGTGGTTTGCAGTGTATCTATGGCCTAATCTTACTATCTTTTGATAGTGGTTATAACGTTATATATACTTGATACTTTAGTGAAAGTATATATAACTTATATAACACACTAACGACCCAACCGAAACGGTCCAATGTTGGACACTTTTAAAAGGAACTTTTATATGTTTGTTGAAGTAAAATCTATCTTGTCCGATGATGTTCGCTCTAAAGAGATTGATGTGAACCTTGAACAAGTGAGAGCATGGATGGATGGTGCTTTAATACAGGACGCTATGCCTAACGTATCAGCAGAAGATCGTGACTTCTTCAAGGGTATATTCTGGGATGAAATGGGGTGGGATGATGAAAGTTCCTAATCGTAATATGAAAAATGCCCCAATGGGTATTGTAAATCCTGTAGCTAAAGCTATGCTGCAGGAACGCAAGTCACCACAAGTTGTCCTTCCTAAAAAGGGCAACAAAGCTAAACGTAATCGCCAAACGGATTTTCGTAAGGCACTCAGGGAGTATATGGATGGATGAAACTCTTAAACTTTATTAAGTTTATCAAACGGTCCAATGTTGGACAGAATGATATGTCTTACAAGGAACGCCGCAAGATGTGGCAGATTGAACGTAAGTCTTTACGTTATGCTAAACAGAAACTTCGTAGAAGGGTACGATAAAATGACCTACATGATTTACCAACGTCCACTATCCTATGATCAAATGAAGCACATTAATGCCTTGGTTCACCGACAGGGGCGAGGCGATTCGCTGGTTGCTTTTAGTTTTAGGGAGTTTGCTTTAGCATACTTTGCCTTAATGTGTCCTAATGAGGAAAATGCCAATCAAAG